CTGCCCCGTAAGCCACGTTGTACGGCGGATCGGTAAGCCACATGTCAACGGACTGACCGGCAGTGAGATTTTCCATATCGGTGAGATTGCACGAGTCGCCGCACAACAGGCGATGCTTGCCCATCAACCACACATCGCCGGGCTTGGTAATCGCCACGGCTTGTACTTCGGGGGCAGTGTCATCCTCGGTCAATCCTTCGGTGGGCTCCGCCAGAAGGTCGGCGAGTTCTTCATCACTAAACCCAATCAACTCCAGATCAAAATCGAGATCGCGTAATTCGGCAAGTTCGAGGGACAGCAGTTCAGTATCCCAGTCAGCCAGTTCAGCGATCTTGTTCACGCTCAAGCGGAATGCCTTGATCTGGGCGGCGGTGAGATCGTCTGCCAGTACCACCGGCACCTCGGTCATCTCGAGTTTTTTGGCAGCTTTCAGGCGCAGGTGTCCGTCAACGACAGTGCCATCGGATTTGGCGATGATGGGCACGCGGAATCCGAATTCACGAATAGCGGCAGCAACCTGATCGACTGCATGATCATTCTTGCGGGGATTGCGCGCGTACTCGATCAAGCGGCCAATCGGCCATGTCTCGTGGGTTAGCATGCTGACTCCGGTGCTACAGAAAATTGTTGTTCAGTTTTCATCGTTCTCATCTCGCGCATGAGCAATCGCCAAGCGATGGCAGCCTGCAAGGGCACTTGTCCATTACCGAGGCACTTCAACATCGCCGCACGGTTCTCGCTCAGGTTGGTTGTCCGTCCGATGTTCGGTTCGATTTCCCACCAGCCTTGAAGTGTTTTGTGTGGCACCAGGTGAGCGGCCAATTCATGAGCCATGCCACCCAGTTCGGATTCAATTTGCCGCCCGAGGTATTCGCTTCGTAGGTTTTGTTCTTGGTTGCTCCGCGCTCCACTGCATAATCCAGCCTGTCCCGCAGTGATCCCGTCGCCCCTGGTCCCTTGTAGTCCGTTGCTGACGGGGTCGGAAATTTTGCGATCTGGTCGTTCAAATTCCGTGACCGCGACGGATCGTCCCAGCGGCTCGACTGTCCGCTGCGAAAATCTCTCGCTTGCGGTGTTGCAAACTTCATTTCGTTCGCTTCCACCTTGGCATCCACGTATGCCTGACACATCAGCGGGTCTATCTGTTCGCGCAGGTTGCTGGGACGGCTTCGGTTCTTCCGTCCTCCGTTCGTAGCCTGACGTTTCATTGCTTCGTAGCTGCGACCTGGTAGGCGGTCCATCGTGTTGGGTGTTGCCCATTTGTTCGGCGCTGAGCCACCATCTATCGCGCCCATGCGGAGCACCGACATCGGATGCTCGTATGCAGCACCACCGACTGTCATACCCCAGCGCGGCCAAGTCTGCGAGAACCGTTTCAAGACCTTTCGATCTAATTGCGGAAACGTTTTCCAAGAAGAGGTGGCTGGGTCTAACGATGCCAGCAATACGCAAGACTTCTCGATAAAGCCCGCTGCGAGTGCCTTCTCCAAGTCCGGCCTGTTTTCCAGCGACGCTAATGTCTTGGCAAGGGAATCCTGCATGGATGCAATCCACGTTTCCGGCGTAATCGGATGGATCGAACAGCCTAATGTCTCCTTCGTACACGTGCAGGTTTGGGAACCATCCATCGGCAGCTCTTTCACGCAGGATTTGGCAGGCATAAGGTTCCCACTCGACTGCGCAGATTGGCTCGTGTCCAAGGATGAGATCGGCGAGCAATCCGCCACCACCACCGGCAAACAGATGCATGGTTCGCATATCTTAATTTCCATGGACGTAAAAAAACCGCCACGCGGGCGGTTGAAAGTCGGGGGAGAGAATTCTGGTGGTAACCGAGGGTGGTAACTGGTAACCCTGGTAACCTCGTTTTTTAGTCTGTCGCTATCGAAATGCTGCGCTGTCGCCTCCCGCATCCAACTTTCGGCAGGGAGGACCCGTCAAATACTGTCACTGGCTATCATGAACAATCATCTGACGGCGGGAGCAAGGTGGCTACCTTCCTCATCGCAGAGCCGGCGTCTTTCATTCCGTACCTTCTGCGACCATGGCACAAATCTTAGCAAATAAATCTCCAAATGTTGCACACTATTTTTGAGGTAAAACTATCAATAACTATCATTCGCAAGCACCTTCAATCAAAGACGTTCAACAACGGGAAATAACGGTTACGACTTTTGGGACAGGTGAGCACTCAGGGTCATGAGACCCCGCTTCCATTTGCGCCATGCTGTTGTCCGATCGCAGCCCACCTTCCTGCAGATCTGCTGCCACTCATAGCGATCAGCACGCATCCACACGAGGTGACGTGACTCTGGGTCAAGCCACTGCACCCAGCGCATCACCTCCAGCATCCTGTCGATGGCAGCAGGAGATGGCTGCACGTGGTATCGACCGACCTCACCAGCATGACGCTCTGGTGCTGCACGCAAGAGTGCTGGCCACACGTTGGCGTAACCCTGCACCCGCGCAGGCGGCAGGCTTCGTGCTGTCTCTGCAGCCTCGGCAAAGCGTGCTGCCACCTCGTGAATCGTCCACTCAGCCATGATGCTTCCCTCCGTACAAACGTTCACCAATGCGGCGCACAATCTCGCGCTCAACGAAGTCCAGTCGCGAGTCGGTTTCATTCACCACGAGGATGTGCTGCTCGCGCCAGCCAGCTTCCTTCACCGCATCCAGATCGGTGACGCGTGGTTGCAACTTGCCCAGTGGGCAGCGATAGGGTTGTGGCTTCATCTCACACCTCCTGCTGCGTCAGCGCGTAATGCAACAGCGCCTGCGCATCCGCTTCGTTGTCGTCAGCGGGCGAATGACCACGCACCTTCATCGCCGCAATCATCTCGTCCTTGCTGGCGTTGCCTTTGCCTGTCGCGTGCTTCTTGATCGTGCCGACCGGAATACCTTGGTACGGAATCTGGTGGTGTTCGCACCAGGCAGTGAGGTGCGCCATGAAGCCGCCGTAGGCGTGAGCCGCATCTACGCCAAGATGCCGACGCACTTCCTCGAAGTACACGGCATCGATGCCATCGCTGGTTTGTTTGACTTCGGTGAGCCAGTGCTTGAAACGGAGATAGCGCATACCGCCACCTTCAAAGCGGTGAGGCTTGAATGATTCTGTGCCGCTGGTGATGGAGCCATCGGCAGAGCGCAGTGCCCAGCCGGTTGTCGTGCCCAGGTCGAGGGCGAGAATGGTTGAGGTGCTCATGCCCACACCTCCCGACCAAACACAAAATCCAGAATCCGATCACTACCAAGCGTAAGCGCTGGTGTGTGATATATATACCGTAGGTATATAGGTGAACACTTGGATTCTGAAAACAGGGTCAAACCCCATATGGATACAGGGAATTTGTTAGAAATTTTCAGAATCCAGGTGCTCTGGATTGGATTCTGAGAATTCGACTTATCTTCATGTTTTGAATCGTTATTCCAGAATCCGCAGAATCCAGAATCCGCAGAATCCAATCCAGAATTGCTGGATTCTGACTTTTTTTGATGCAAATTAGTGTTCATTTTCGGCCTCATTTTGGGGGTTATTTTCATCGTGATAAATCCATATTTCGGGGTTTTCGACAGGGAGGGCTGCGCCACTTTGTCGACATTTGTAATGGGTCGGCAGCACTGAAAAAACCTGCGACATCAGTTCGCCAGTCTCCGGATCGGGAATTTGATCCGGATGTTTTAGTGCCATGCCTTCCACGCACAGGTAGCCAAATTTGCTGCGCTTGAGTTTGGGTAGACCGTAGGTACCCGTGTCTTGAAAAAACTTCACATAGCCCTTGGTAGCCAGCACGGAGATGCGTTCGGCCACAGTTGAACGACCACCCAGACCGGCCTTGTTCTCGAAGGCTTCGGCAAACTGTGCGATGGTGTAGGCATGTCCCTGATCTGCTTCATCAAACAGGATTTGCAAGATCACATCGCGTTTGCGCAGACGCTCGGCATCGAGTTGTTCGCCATAGGATTGCTTGACCAATCGAGATGAACTGGAATCAATTTCACGCCATTCGCCCTTGATCTTGTCGACGTGCTTTTGCGGAATGCCTGCGCCGTTTCTCAGCTCGAAAATTAGTTCGCGGGTGGTGTGCGTTTCATCGGGCCGAAACAGCATCATCCCGGTGCTGTAGTAACCGCGCAGACTGCCCGCACCCGCCAGTGCTTGAAACGGGTCTTCCTCGAACTGCTTTTTGCCGAGCTTGCGGGTGTGGTGGATGAGCACAATGCCGGCGTTGGGATTGGTCGCATCGCGTATACGCTCGACCCGTTGCGATAGGAAGTACAGCATCGCGGCGTTATCGTTTTCGCTGGCATTGCCCTCGCCACCATCGAATACATTGCGCAAGGGATCGATTGCAACGATGTCTGGTCCAAGTTTGCCGAAGGCTTGGAGGATCGCCGGAATCACTTGTGCTAGGCCTGCATCGTCCAGAATCAGTCGCAGCTGTGGCGTGGCGACAAAGTTTTTGCGCGCCTCCAACAGCCGGCTAGGTGGCAGTCTGATTCCCTTCACCCTCTCGCGTAGATAGTGGTACTGCACCTCGGCCTGCAAATAAAATACCCGCAGCGGGCGCGTCGGCGTCATGCCAAGGAAAGTGGCACCTGCCGCCATATGGGTGAGCCATGCCAGCAAGAAGTCGCTCTTGCCGACCTTGGGCGCGCCACCGAACACTAGCATCCCGCCGGGGGTCAGAATTCTGGGCGCGATAATGTCAGGTGGCAGTGGCGAGTCGTCATCGAGCAATTGCCCCATGCTGTAGGTCGGCAACAGCACAGGAGCCGCCTTGATCACACGCCGCTCGCCATCGCGCAAATGAGCTGCGACATCAAAGTTCTCTGCAATGGCATCGGCCACATCCCAGCCAGTAGACTGATCAGTTGGCGGCACAAGAATAGCCACCGACACACAGCCTGCAGTTACACAGGCACGCGCTGCTGTTTCAGCGTAATCCCAGCCTGGTGAATCTCGGTCTGGCCAGATCAATATGGCTTTGCCGGCAAGCGGTGACCAATCCGTTTTTTCTACTGGCGCGCGCGCTCCGTTCATTGCTGTGGTGGCAGTGATCCCGATGCGAATCAGCGCGTCAGCGCACTTTTCTCCTTCGACTAAAATCACCGAGCCTGTCTGTGCAACGGCAGGCAGGTTATAGAGAGGACGGGGATCTGGTGCTCGCCACAATCGTGAGCGCACATCAAGAGGGCGAAACTCCTTCCTGCCTGGCTCTGGATCGTAGCGATAGACGCAGGCGATCAGTTCACCCGAGGCACTCAAGTAATCCCACTTCGCGGTGTACGGACCGAGTTCATCCATTGGCACCTCTTTTTTAGCAGGTGTTGGAGGGATCAGCGGTTTGCCAAGCAGTTGTGAGGAAGCCTCCATCACTGCGCCGAAATCTGAGCGTGTGTCCAAGCCGTGGTGAGCTGCGATCAGGTCAAAGATGTCGCCGCCAATGCCTTCTGCGCGATCGGTCCACAGACCTGCCTTCTCTCCCGTGAGCACGATCTCCAGACTGTCACCTGGACTGCCCATGACATCGCCGATGTAAAACTTTCCGTGCCTCACCTTGCCTGCCGGAAACAGCGTGAACAAAACGGATTCCAGCCGGGCCAGCAAGTCACGGCGCATCTCGTCACGATTGCCACTGTTTGTGTGTGCCACTTGCACTGGAACGTCGTTGAAATCCATCATCTCGCACCTGGCTTTCTACTGCGAGCTGAGGATTTTTTTACCTCTGGCGAAGACAAGTAACGCGATTTAATCGCCACCTCACGAACAAACTCGGGATTGAGATCGACGAGATTCGCCAAATAGTTGAAACGGTCACTCAGGAGAAACCGATTCGCACGACGACGTATGTATTCGTCGGTCGATACGACATCCGAAATGCCCTGACAAATCACAGCAACAATTAGCTTCGCTTCCGGCACTGGCGCGAATACATGACGTAGCAGCAGACGTTCAATAACACGCATGCCAACTAGTGGCTTAGGCAGCTTCGCTCTGGTGGTGTACGGTTTGATTGTGGAAGTCATTTCACACCTCCAATCTTGACATCCATAGGCCATTGGCCTACTCTGTTCGCATGGAATTTGAATGGGATCCAACTAAAAGCGATGAGTGCTTCACGGAGCGCGGCTTTGACTTCGCTTATGTATTGCGAGTGTTTCTGGATGGTGACCGGCTTATCCATAAAGACACGCGCTGGGATTACGGCGAAGATCGCTACCAGTTGATGGGAATCATTGATGGGCGCGTGTTTTTTGTGGTGTACACCATCCGTGGCACAACCATTCGAATCATTTCTGCGCGCAAAGCCAACCAACGAGAGGTACATGACTATGAAAACAGTGCACGTGAAAATTGACCCAGCATTGCTTGCCAGTTTGCCCAAAGGCCGCGTGGATGTAGCCCGCTTAGATGCAACGAACGAGCGGCACATTGGACTGCAAATGATTGCCGATGATGCGGAAGCCATGCAGGACGCCGCCAAATTTGCGCGTCGCGTGCGCAAGCGCTTAGGACTTAGCCAGCTTGAGTTTTCGCATCGCATCGATGTGTCGCTCGAAACGATACGGAACTGGGAACAGGGTAAGCGTTGTCCGACCGGTGCTGCCAAGGCACTATTAAAAATTCTCGACAAGGCACCGGAGGCAGCACTTTCCGCTTTGGTCTGATGGCTACGATAGCGGGATGGGTGAATACTCATCTTGCACCACCATTCGTTGCGAGTTGCCAGCAACGGTCCTGCCATGAACAGAACTTGCATTCGAAGTGCGTGGATTCTCGGAATGATCTGGGCAACAATTCACCATGCTCGGTCGCCGCAATAATCTTCACGGCACGGTCAGAGGCTCGTTGAGCGAGTGCGGCATCGAACGGCACTAACTCAAACCATATTTCCTGCGTGTCCTTGTTGATCGCGGTGAACAGCGCAGGATTTCGACTGATGCCCTCGATGGTGCTTTCCATGTAGGCTTGGTAGACCGCCATCTGCGCGGCATACACCGGTTTGGAAACTGCCACACCGCGCTTCACACAATCCCGCCAGTTCTGCGCGTTCATGGTTTTGCATTCCCAGAGCATGGGGAAGGTGAAACCCAGATCTTCTGGCGCTCCAGTGACGATGCCGTCCACATGCCCTTGGATAAGCCCATCGCAAACTGAAAAGCCGAACTGCCCGCCAGAACGTGTATTGGTGTAGAGATCGAAGCCGGCCAAACGCAGCCAGCGAATCGCCAGTTCTTCCAGTACATGACCCACCTCAAAAATGCGCAGCACACGACCATTGAAGTCGCGACCTGGATCAGCAGGCGCGCTGGCAAACTCGAACTGCAACGCGCGGTCACACGCCACCCCAAGGCGGGATGCCCCAAGGTAGGTGCGCTTTGTTTGCTGTTCGCGCTCTGCTGTCAGTGCCGCATCGATGTGTGCGGTAATGACCTCGTGCAGTTTTGCCCTGTGGTTAAAATCCAGCATCACGCACCACCTTTCTGCACAGCTTGCTGATCACGTTTAAAGTCGCAGAACGGGTCGCGCACCACCTCAGGTAATCCGCGAACAGGTGGAAAGTTGAAGTCTGTCGAGCTGTAGCGATTCACCATCGCATTGGTAAAACAGGTGACGATGGCATCGCACACCAGCAAGGCTTCTGCTTCGGTGTAACTGCCCAGCGGTTTCTCAAAACCAATCTCGCCAGCGGAACTGCCGAATGCTTTCAGGCAGGAGCGGATGGCAGTTTTTTCAAATTCAGTTGCATCAATCATGGGAAATTCCTTTTCTTTTTGTTCGGCTTCGACGCGCGCTGTGTACAGTCGGTGAAATGCGTTCTGGCAGCGCGTTGAGCAAAACACCCAGTTCGCCGGATAGCGCCTTGCATCCCCAATCCGATAACGTGTGTCGGTAATGCCAAAGCCACGTGCTTCTCGAGTACAAATCCAGCATTTCACGCGGCCTCCTGCATCAAGGATTCGTTGGAGGCCTTGTCGGCTTTGAGCACGAGTTGGCGGATGGCATGCTTGTTGAACTGGAATGACATGAGTGCCGAGGCTTGGTAGCGGGACAGGCCGAAATCACCCCGAAACTCGGGTGGCAAGTACTGCAAC